GGGCGATCTCTAAATACTTTCTTATCATCATCCCACTCCCTTTGATATTGGCGCAAACATTCAATTAGTTCGTCACACTTATTATCGAACCAAGCACGGGTTAATGCAAGTCTTGTAGCTTGTATTCCATCCTGAAGTGATAGGTTTGGAACAATTTTTAGCTTATTTATGTCAATTTTTGTCGCAATTTGTTCGATTATGCTCTTGCCACCACTCGCCAAGGTTTTAGCCCTAGCGTCATGGGGCAGGTAGTGATAGCCGTACTTGTACCCGAACTCATCCTCTTTCTGCGCTAGTAATCCAAGGTAGTACGGTATGGCTTGACCGTTAGACATATGATGGTCTAGCACCCGTATCTCACCGTATACGCATTGCCACCAAATAATTGCTGTGGAATCGTTGTAGCCCAAGTCCCATACGGTATGGCATGGGAACATTGGGTCATAGTCCACCGTAGTAATGCGCTCAAGGTCTGTAATCCTACGCATCTCCTGCCCGTAGAATGCGCCCAGTATGGCGGCTTCAAAGCTACAGAGGAACTCCTGCTCGTACTGGTTGGCTGACATAGACTGTTGTGCGTCTAAGAGTTCAGCTTCAGGCAACAATCCTGATTGGTCTGCTCTTAGGGTCTTGACATACCAGTTCGGGTTCTTTTGGGCTTCGTTATAGATGTCATAGAAGGCGTTATGCCCCTTGGGTGTACCGATGAAGGTAGCCCAGCCTTGGCGATCTGTAAGCAATGGGCGAACAATCTCACCCCATAGCCTTGGCTTCATATCTGCGTACTCGTCTAAGACCACCCCATCTAAGTAAAGACCCCGTAAGGCATCGGGATTGTCTGCGCCAAATAGTCTGATCTTAGCCCCATTGACTAACTCTATCCATAATTCAGATTGATTAGCCTTGACTATGGCTGGTTCTGCAAACTTGAGTAAGTAATCCCATGCAATGTTCTTAGCCTGTGCGTAGTACGGTGCTATGTAGGCGTAACGGGCGTTCTCTTTCTTCTCCATGACTGCCCTACGGATCGTGTCAGCAATGGTCGCTACGGTCTTTCCTGCTCGTCTATGGCATACCAATACAGCCCAGCGTTGGTCACGCTTATGGAAGTCTATGAACGCATCCCGTGCCTTGTAGGGATACTCATATTTGATTACTACTTCTTTCAATCTAGGAACTTGTGTTCGTGAACTACCTTGACGGGCTGGTCTGCATCACCTGTGTGTTCTGTTCTAGCCAGCTTGGGTACATGGTACTCAGCTACCTGCATGAAGCAATCAAATGCGACTTTAGGGCCAAGCTTTTCATTCATAGCGATCTCATCAAGCCATTCTTGTAACTTATGGCTGTTACCATCCACGAACTTAGCGATAGCCTCTCTAGCGAGGGCTGTTGACTTATTAGGCACACCTGCAACACGCCCGCCTGTCTTTTTTCTAGTCTTTTCTACTGTAGAACTCATACCTTATCCAAGTGGTTGTTAAGATAGATTAATCTTTGGTACAATTATATTACAAAACAAGGAGATTGCAATGACACCCACTGTTAATGTTGATGTGCCTATGTCTAAGCCAATGCTTGATGCTCTTACCTTACATGAAACCTTTTGTGTTGCTTCGGGCATTGTTTCTGTGACCCATGAATCTGTGTGTGACTTTTTAACTAAACGCTTTGGCGAACAGATGGCAAATCAATTTAAACCTGAATACTTGTATTAGTACCCTAGCTGTCTTAGTAAGTTTGCGGTTAGGATTCCTGAATATGGCTTCATCTGCATTGCTCGCAAGTCAGGATCGGATGGGTTTCTTGGGTTAGCAATGCCACGCTCTTTTACTACATTGGGCAAAAGTTCAAAAATATTATATTCTTTGTCAATTGTTCCTAACCCTTGACCTGCTACACCCCGTGGATAAGATGGGTGGCCTGATTTCATAATCATGGGTTGATCTGCAAAAATTTCACCAATGTTTTGTATTCCACCTTCCATAGCATTGATTTGGCGTGGATCAGTAACCGATAACCTAGCTTGACCGTAGTTTAAGCCGCCTAGGTTTCTAAAATCCCTATCCATGATCTGCATGATCGAATCCCTTACGACCTTTGGTGCGGCTCTATATTGGGCAATGCTTTCAGCGTTATCTACGCCTTTCCAGCTTGGGATTAAATCTTTAATTGCGGCATTTAACGCTTTTTTATCTGTTTTGCCCATTGCGGCTTCAGCGTATCCGAGCATACTTTCGCCTGTCATGTGAGCAAAGTCACCACCCGATGGGGCCATTCTCCAAGGAATATAAAGCGGATTCTGTCCAGTAACCTCTTTAAGAAGTTTGGCGTTTTCAAGGATTGGCTTAACTGCGCTTTGTGCTGATGCCCACACCTGATTGGGTGCGTTAAACATATAGTCTTGCCCGCCATATAAATGTACGGGTCTTTTAAACATGACATCGTTTACGCCTAGCAAGTCACCGCCAGCGGCAGTACGGTCAGACATACTGGTTATAAATGGTCTGCCTTCAAAGTCTGCCAACGATACTTTAGGGATTGGGGTTTTGTTTAATTGCTCGACCACAGGCACAGTAGTGGCTATCTTTTCTATGTCTGACTTGCGTTTATTGTCAAATCGCACATCAAAGTCACCAATTGGCTTTTTGCGAATAGCGTCAGCTAAAGCTTTGTTTTGCGGTGCAATATATTGAATGCCACCAATCTTGGAAAGATAATCCTCTGCCATGCTTGCGGCCTTTGGTGCTAATGCTCTAGCAGTTGGGGCGGCAAGTGGTGCGCCCATTGATGCTACAGCGATAGGCAAAGCCAGCGGTTCACCCTGTTTAAAGCCTTTTTCACTACCGTATTTACGATCACCGACCATTGCGCCTTCAGCAAACCCTGTTTCATTGGGTAGTCGGTTAACGCCAAACATTTGGGTAAATGCTTGGGGGTTGTACATAAAACGCTGTGCCTCGGTAGGTAGGTTTACCACCCTATCACTAAAGGAGCGTAATGCACTAGCTAAGTCCATTACAAAACTTCTTTATCCAAGTCTTTTAGTTTATTGGCAAGCATAGCCCTGCGCTCTAGACGCAATCGTTGCTGTTTCTCTAGCGTGGATTCTTTATGGGGTTGTAGTAAGCTGTTTTCGGGCTTAACCTTTTCTTTTTTAAACATCACATATCCTTCATCTTAGAAGCAATCATCTCTCTGCGTGTAGGTTTAGCAGTCTTAGCAGATTCTTTAAAGTCTTTAGCGGATGGTGCGCCTTCGCTACCTACCTTACGCATCTTTTCGCCTGATCCAGCCTTGATGCGCTCACGCTTGGCGTGGATGTTTGCGTATAGTCCTTGTTTAGCCACAGTTCCATCTCCTCATAGATGCTTTTGCTCGTTCAGCGTTCTTGCTCTTAGCGACTACACCACCCATACGGGCGCAAAATGATGCCTTCCTGCCTTTATCTGCCTCGGTCTTGGGGTTAGGTGCTGGGGCTTTTAAGTTAGCGTTGTTCTTACGGTTATACGCTTCACGCCCTTTGGCGGTCATCCCTGCGCCCTGCTCTGTAGGCAGGTAATTCTTATCCTTGCCCGTTGTTGTCTTAGGAATGGGTTTATCGTGCTTTTCTACTGCCGCACGAATGTCATCCCTTCGACTCATGCCTTTTCCTCAATGTACTTAGCGTAGGCATCCTCTAGCTTTGCCTTACGGCTACCTTTGGCGTTTTCACGCTCAACGCTGAGTGCAATGGCTACGGCTTGCTTTTTTGGCTTGCCAGCTTTCATCTCGGTCTTAATGTTCTTACCGACTGCTTTTTCGCTACCTGATTTATCGAGTGGCATAAATATCCTTATTTCAAGAACTTAAGTTTATAAGTTGTGGAATTGATAAGGTCTGCAATCTCATCAATAATATTTTGTAGTTCGCTGTCTTGGGGTAAGTCTTGACGGGCTTCTTTAACAAAACTCTGCAGGGATTCCATGTAGCGAATTGGGTCTTTTGGCTGGTGGTAAACACTTGGAAAAGCGGTAAATTTGCCGTACTTCCCCATATAGGATTCAGCAAAGGTATCGGTTAGGTCTACGATGCTGTCGTAATATTTGGCAACGGCTTTGTGTTTGGCGTAAGAATCAGTAGACCAATGGAAAAAATGCGTGTTGGTCGCAGAATGTAGCATTGTTGCTAGGAATAATGCACAGTTTTCCATACAAATCCTTATGTAATGGGTGTAGTTTCCTCTATTTTATCAAGAATGTCGATATAAACAAGGCATCCACCGCCTTTTTTTATTACGCCTCTTTGCAAAAATAACACATCAATTTGGCTGTCATCATCAAACACTCCAGCACCGTTACCGCCTAACGCATCCCAAAGTGATTTGACACGGTTGTCCAAATCTTGCTTACGCTTGTTGGCAAAATGAATAACTATTTTCATTTCTAAGCGGGCATCACCCAGCTTTGGTACTCTGTATTCGGCTACATAATCAGCTACTTGTTTTTTAAACTCAATAGCTTCTTTGCTTAGATACCGCCTATGACCACTACTTTTGATGTAGTGGTTTACGGTTGGTGGCAAAGGTAGGGTTAATATCAACATTAAGAGAGTTTAACAATTCCACGGTGTCTTGGGTCATTTGTTCAAAACTTGGTATATAAAAACCCCGACTCGAATAAGAGGGCAATCGTCTTTCGGTGCGCTTCTTCCCACCTACCCACTCTCTCTGTTTTGCTAAGTGTTGCACCTTGGTCAATTTCTGTGTGACAGGTGTAGCAGAGTGATGCGATTCTGTAATCATGTGCTTTGAGTCCACGGCCTTTTCCATCCCTTAGTTGATTTGAGTGTGCGGCAACCACTGTGCCATCTGTAGCCCCGCAATGGGTGCAGGGGAAACTTCTAGCTATCTCCAATAAGCTTTTATTACGATACATTGGCATGATCCACGCTGGCTTGTTCTAGCTTTACAGCGGATTCTGCAATGTCTACAGCAATCTCCATCATCTGTATGGCGTTGTTGCTTTTTAAGGCATCGTCATAGTGACGGACTAGGGTTCTAAGAACCTGAAACTCGTTGAGTAATTCAATCATTTTAATATCCGATCTTGGTTACGGTTAGATACTTCTAGGGTCTGCCATGTAGCGTGGCGCAGTCTTGCGGCTTCTAGTTCCCATTTCAGCTTCTCAGCGTTCTCGGTCGCTACTCCGATAGCTTTGCATAAGTCTTGGTAGTCTTGGCTGGCGTATGCTTCCCGTTCCTGCGCTCCAATGGTCTGTTCACCCGACTTCTGCATCATTATGGCTTTTAGACTGCTTTTAAAGGTTTCTAGCTGGGCTAACTCACCCTTGGCAGATGCGTACTTACCAGCGTTATCAAGGATAAAGTCTATACAGCGATTCGGGTCTATTTCACGCATTAAATTTCTCCATTAATAAGTTCCATGCAACAGCCGCCACTTGTGGAACTTGTCCATTTCCAAGGGCTTTATTTCTGTCCACTCTTGCGGCCACCCCATCAACCATTCGTACAGGTTCGGGTTGATTAAAGACGGCACATAAGTCCCATTTTCCTTTGCCGTGCGCCTGACTCCCGAACCCCCAGCGTTGCCCCCACCCGTTCCCGTGGTCGGTGTTGGCCATATTACGCCCCGTTTCTGCATGGCTTTCCTGCTGTTGCTCCCACCGCTTGATCCTGTCGTTGGAGTATGGAAGAACCTCTCGTTGTCGGGCAACAATCCAAATTCTCTTTCGGTGATGTTTAGCCCCGATGTCTGACGCTCCCAGCACTCCCCATTCCGCATCGAACCCCATGTTGGCCAAGTCTGCGAGAACTCGGTCAAGTCCTCTATGAGTGAGCATTGGGCTGTTTTCCACGAACACGAATTTTGGTCGTACTTCGCAAATGACCCTTGCCATTTCTTTCCACATTCCTGACCGTTCTCCATCGATTCCTGCGCCTTTTCCTGCGGCAGAGATGTCTTGGCATGGAAAGCCGCCTGAAATGACATCAACAATTCCTTGCCACGGTCTGCCGTCAAAGGTTTGAACATCATCCCAAATTGGGAAAGGCGGGAGAAGTCCGTCATTTTGTCTTGCGGCAAGTACGCAAGCTGGGTACTGTTCCCACTCAACGGCACAGACGGTTCGCCATCCAAGGAGATGTCCCCCAAGTATTCCGCCACCAGCACCTGCGAAAAGAGCCAACTCATTCATTTTTTCCCTAAAATTTCTTTAATGCGTTTTTTTACATCTGCTTCTGTGTCTTTGTTGCGTTCGATTAGTTCTTTAACCATATCCCAATTGCGGTAACGCTTGGCTACAGCTATGTAGGATTGGGCTAAATACTCGATTCTGTCTTTATAGCTGTTCATCTAACTGCCTGATCTTTTGGCTAATCCTAGCCCGCCATTGTTGCCACGCCTCACCAGCATAAGCAGGGCATCCGACTTCCTGCGCTTTACGGGCGGTCAGTTCCTCAGTCGAGTACCACGGTAATTCGGGCTTTTTATTGGGTTCTAGGTCAATCTCGTCAGTCCAGCGTTCTTGGTTTAAGAATGTGGCTGGGTACGGGATAAAGTCTTTTTGCGTCTGCTTAATCTTCCAATATTTAAGGTAGTTAGGCATGGCTTCTAGGCATTCTGCTTGCTGGGCAGGGGTTAGCCTATTCCAGCTACGCTCGGCTTCTTTGCGCCCCATTTTGCGTGGGTATAGCGAGTAAAAGTCTTGAAATGTCATTTCTCACTCGCTTTCTTTAAGTAATTTTGTAATCAACTGCATGGCATCTAGAACACTGCACCATCATTTTTGGTGGCATAGACGCTAATACTGCGTTTGGATTTGGGTAAAACATTTCAACTTTGCAATAATCACAAAGAACCCCAGCTTTATGGTTTTGAATTATTTGCTGATGACTTTGACTGTTGTGTTCAGATATAGTTTTCATTTCTCACTCGCTTTCTTTAGTATTGCTCTAGCAAATTCAATCCAGCCTTCATTGGAATCAATAAGGTTTGTAACTGCATTGCCTATTTCTAATATTTCCTCATCACTTAACTCTTTTATTTGTGGTGTGGTTAAGTCTAATTTATCAATAATTTCATTTCTATTTGCAAGTAGCATTTCTAAATGTGCTATGCGGTCTGCTTGTTGGCGAAGCATATTGGCGGCATCATCATACAATTTCCAATCCCCAACATCATATCCATACTCAGCTTGACTAGATTCAGCTTTTAACTGAATTGCTAATTCATATGCGTTCATTTAATCCATCCAATAGTAAAGAAATGCCGCCACGATCATGACGGCTGAAAAAATGATAAATGTTGCTATTGCAAACACGGTCATTATGGTTTCGATCATGCGTTAGCTTGTTTTGCCAAGAACCTGTCTAACTCTTGGCTCATGTAGTAAATAACCTTTTGGTTACTGTTTCTTACGCATTTGCCGTTTTGCATATATACCTTCTTTAAGGTATCGGACACAAGAATCATTGAACCATCATCAAGTGTGTACTGTGTGTGGTACAGGTTGTTTTCTAATTTAGTTACTTTCATTTGTTGCTCCTTTTTCTATCTCACTCGTTATTGAGTACTTGTAGTTTATTAAGGTAGCTTAACCATGTCAAGGGTTTTTTAGCTTTTTTTTCTAAGTATTTTCCCTAAGTGTTGTTTTTTTCCAATATT